TAAAAACCGAAGCGTTGCGTTTGTACGAATATTGGGAACCCGATATTGTGATCATAGAAACCAAGGCTTCAGGGATTCCACTGGTACAGGAATTGCGCCGCGTGGGGATTCCTGTGAACACCTTTTCGCCTTCCAAAGGGCAGGATAAAATAGCGCGTTTAAATTCGGTCAGTCCTATTTTTCAAGACGGGCGCATTTGGGTGCCAGAAAACCGTTTTGGGGAAGAATTAATGGAAGAAGTTTCGGACTTTCCCAACGGTGAAAATGACGACCTCGTAGACGCTACAACCCTCGCCCTAGCTCGTTTTCGAGAGGGTGGGTTCTTAGCATTGAGTACCGACTATGAAGAGGAAGAGAGTCACGCCCCGCGTCAATGGGTTTATTATTAATGAAATAAAGAGTAAAGTTTGCAGATATGGCTATTGAAAAATCCCCTTTAAACATCATTCCAGGCAGCGACGAGGATATTGAATTAGAAATTATGCAGCAACCCCTACAAAACGGGGTAGACACGGAAGTCTTTATGCAGCCAGACGGTTCCGCTGTGATTGGTTCCGATCCCAGTGTAGGCGGGAGTGTTGAATTCGGAGAAAACTTAGCGGAAGCCTTAGACGAACGGGAACTTAATACCATTGCTTCTGAACTCACGGCACAATATCAAGAAGATTTAGATTCACGGGACGATTGGTTTGAAACCTTTAGTAAAGGCTTGGATTTGTTAGGTATTAATATTGAAGATCGCTCCGAGCCTTTTGTTGGGGCGTCGGGTGTGCACCATCCTATCCTCGCAGAAGCCGTGACCCAGTTTCAGGCACAAGCCTATAAAGAATTATTACCCCTTGGCGGTCCCGTTGACACCGAAGTGTTGGGACTTTCGAGCGACGCGAAGTTAGAAAAGGCAAATCGGGTCAAAAATTTCATGAATTATCAAATTACCTACAAAATGGAGGAATTTGACCCTGAAATGGACCAATTATTGTTTTATTTGCCCTTATCAGGCTCCGCATTTAAGAAAATTTACTACGATCCTGGTTTAGGACGCGCTACGGCACGCTTTATTAAGGCAGAAGACCTAGTAGTGCCCTATTACGCCGTCGATTTACTGACGGCTCCGCGAATTACGCACGTAATTCACATGGCGGAAAACGATTTACGCAAATTACAGCTTTCTGGGTTCTATCGAGACATCGAAATGAGTTCTCCTTCTACTAATGTAGAAAATACCACGGTCGACGATAAAATCGACAAGCTTCAGGGAATTTCTCGCACGATCAGTGACGAAGAATACACCTTATTAGAAGTTCACGTTAATTTAGACCTAGAAGGATTTGAAGATACCGACGAAAACGGAGAAGAAACAGGTTTAGGGCTTCCCTATCTGGTTACTATCTGCAAAGACACGAATGATATTTTAGCGATCCGCCCCAACTACAATCCCGATGACCCAATGCGGAAAAAAATTGAATATTTCACCCATTACAAATTTTTACCAGGATTGGGCTTCTACGGGTTTGGGCTTATTCACATGATGGGCGGATTAACTAAGTCGGTAACGGCAATTTTGCGTCAATTGATAGATGCGGGTACTCTCTCAAATCTACCCGCAGGGTTTAAGTCTCGAGGACTCAACATTCAACGCCATGACGATCCTATTCAACCAGGGGAGTGGCGAGACGTGGACGTACCAGGAGGTAGACTCACCGATGCGTTTATGCCGTTACCGTACAAGGATCCTAGTGGAACATTAACCAGTTTATTAGCTTCTTTAGTGGATTCGGGCAAACAATTTGCCGCTACGGTAGAACAACCCACAGGAGACGGCAATGCGGAAGCTCCAGTTGGAACGACGGTAGCCTTATTAGAGAAAGGGCAACGAGTGATGTCCGCGATTCATAAACGTTTGCATTTTGCGCAACGCGTTGAGTTTAAAATCCTTAAACGGGTTTTTGGAGAGTTTTTACCCCCTGAATATCCGTATCAAGTACAAGGGGCACAAGAAAGCGTATTTAAACAAGATTTTGACAACAGCGTGGATGTAATTCCTGTGAGCGACCCAAATATCTTTAGCATGACGCAAAGAATCACCTTAGCGCAAACACAATTGCAAATGGCGCAGTCCGCTCCCGAATTACACGACTTACGTGAGGCGTATCGTAAAATGTACTTGGCGTTAAACGTAAAAGATATTAATGCGATTCTTCCCCCTGAAGCGGAAGCAGTGCCTACGGATCCCGTACAAGAAAATATGAATTCTTTGTTACAATCTCCATTACAGGCGTTTCCGCAACAGAATCACGATGCGCATATTGCAGCGCACGTAGCTTTTTTGCAAAATCCAAATACCGCAGAAAACCCCGAAGCGGGTGCAGCACTTCAAGCTCATATTCAACAACATAACGCTTTGAAGTATAGAATTCAGATTGAAGGCATTCTGGCACAACAGGGAATGCAACTACCCCCTCCTGGGCAACCGATTCCTCCTGAAGTGGAAAGTCAAATTGCGGTAGCTGCGGCGGAAGCGACACAACAGGTAACGGGACAAGAACAAGCCTTAGCGGAAGCCATGCAAACACCTGATCCACAACGACAAATGTTTGAAGAGCAACTGCAATTAGAAAAAGAACAATTATCTCAGAAAGAGATGGAAGACGTGCGTAATAAAGAAACCGAGTTAATGAAAGCTGAGTTAGACGCACAGATTGAGCGTGAGAAACTGGACTCTAAAGAAAGGGTAGAAGACACGAAAGCCGCGATTGATTTACAAGAATTAGAAATGCGTAATAAACGCGACGCTGAAAAGAACTATACCGAGTTGGTTAAAACAGTTCGGGAAAGTAGAGAAAAGGAGTAAATTATGCCAAAAGTAGGTAATAAACATTATCCCTATACAAAGAAAGGGAAAGCTGCAGCCAAAGCTGCTAAAAAACGTCAAAAGAAAAGGAGAAAATAATGAGTAGTTATTATGACAATGATAAGTATCCCTCACCGTCTAAACAGACGAATAGACCAGATCCTAAAGTTCCGACGCCGTCGGGCAAGGGGTTTGCTCAAGCTAAGACTGTTAAAGCGGGAGAAGTGATTACTAATTCAGAAGGTGAGGTTGTAGGCGAAAAGGCGAAAGTCAAAGCCGCTTACGGTCAAACTAAAGGACTTCTTTGGTATAGATACATTAAGTAATTAATGGACTATATCGTTGCAACGGAGCATTTGCTGCGTAAATATCGAGAGAGGAAAGAAGCTCTCGCACAAACACTAGCCGCAGGTAGTATTCAAGATTTTGAACAATACCATAGGATAGTGGGTGAAATAGCAGGTTTGAATATCGCTGAACAGGAAATTCAAACCTTACAATCCAATATGGAGGATGCCGATGACTGAAACTGTTCCAACTCGAGTAGCAAACTTTGGAAGTGATGATGAACAACCTATTATTACTCCTGAAAATTTAGACTCGCACGTAGATAAGTTACCTCGTCCAACGGGGTATCGTATTTTAATTTTACCTTTTACAATGCCAGGAGTTACAAAGAGCGGCATACACTTAGCTAAAGAAACTGTGGACAGAGAACGTATTGCCACCGTTGTTGGTTATGTGATTGCGCTTGGACCTGACGCTTATGGAGATTCTCGTAAGTTTCCTGACGGAGCTTGGTGTAAAAAGGGTGATTGGGTAATCTTTGGGCGTTACGCAGGGGCTCGTTTTAAAATAGAAGGCGGCGATATGCGTCTTTTAAATGACGATGAGATCTTAGCCGTAATTGACGATCCCGAAGATATTTTATCATAACTAATCATGGAGACACCATGCAAGAAGAAGCAGAGCAAATAGAACTAGAACTTCCCGAAGGCGAAGTTGATATACACGAAGCCGACGTGGATGATTCAATTAAAACTGTTCCTGAGAAGGAACCTGAAGTAGTTGAAGCAATCCCTGTCGAAGAAGATGAATTAGATAAGGTTAGTGATTCCGTACAAAAACGGATAGACAAACTAACGTATAAGATGCGAGAAGCAGAAAGACAGCGAGATGAAGCTGTAAATTATGCTCAAAGTATACACACGGATAATTCGCAATTAAAAGAAAAATTAAAGAATTCCGATTCTTCCCTTTTCAAAGAGTACGATAATCGTATACAATCTGATCTTGAACGAGCGAAAATTAATTTAAAAGACGCTCAAGAATTAGGAGATGGAGATGCAATTGCAACCGCAACCGAGAATCTTTCTCGATCGGCAGCTGAATCTGAGAACCTTAAACGGTTATCAGCTCAGCAGCAATTACGACAACAACGGGCGCAGCAACAACCTGCTCAAGCCCCTAGTCAGTCTCAAGCTCCCCCTGCCCCCGATCCAAAAGCTGAAGCCTGGGCTTCCAAAAATAAATGGTTTGGAGATGATCAAGCCATGACTTTTGCAGCATTTGGAGTTCATAAAGAATTGGTGGAGCAGGGAATGGATCCTTCTTCAGACGATTACTATGTTCAAGTAGATAGTCGTATGCAAGAATATTTTCCACAAAAGTTTTCCAACGAGCAATCTAGACCCGTGCAACAGGTTGCTGCTTCAAGCCGTGGGGCTACAGGTAAAAAGAACGCACGCAAAGTAAAGCTGACACCTAGTCAAGTCGCAATAGCGAAAAGACTAAATGTGCCACTAGAAGAATATGCTAAGCATATCGAACCTGGAGTATAAAAATGACAGACACAATTGATACAGAAGTCACTACAGAACGTAACTCGCGTTCTGCCGAGACCCGAGAAACTCAAACTCGCAGAAAACCTTGGCAACCCCCGTCTATGTTAGACGCACCCAACGCACCAGCTGGATATTCATTCAGATGGATCCGTGAATCAACAAGAGGAAATGATGACAAATCGAATATGTCAAAACGTATTCGAGAAGGCTATGAACCTGTGAGAGCAGAAGATTATCCTGAGTTTCAAGCTCCAACTGTTGAGAACGGAATACATGCAGGAGTTATAGGGGTTGGAGGATTAATTCTCGCTAAAGTTCCACTAGAGACAGTGGCGGAAAGGAGTGCTTATTTTAATGAGCAATCCAGAACGCAAATGGAAGGCGTGGACCATAACTTTATGCGAGAAAGCGACCCTAAGATGCCGTTAAAAGGTGGAGACATCGATAGGTCATCTAAGGTCGAATTTGGTAGTAGGAATAATTCCGACGATGATTAACACTATATTATTTACAAAGGAGTAAATTATGGCAAATACAGATGCCCCTGATGGATTTACACCAGCTAAACATATGTATGGTGGTACAATTCGTGCTGCAAGAATGAGAATCGCTAGTGCCTACGGAACTGCTATTTATAGCGGTGATGTAGTCAAACTTAATAGTGGTTACGTTGAACAAGCAGGTGCGAGTGATACCCCAGCAGGAGTTTTTTATGGTGTACAATATAATGCGTCTGACGGAACCCCTACGTTTTCTAAAGTATGGACAGCAAGTACGGCTACTCAAGGTAGTGATGATGCTATTGCTTATGTATATCGCGATCCAGCGATCATATATGAAGCACAATTTACTGCAGGAACCCCTGCGGTAAGTTTTATTGGCAGCAAGTACACTCTTTCAACGACAGCAGGTTCTTCAACGAACGGCAGGTCGAAAGAGGGTGTAACAGCAACTACGTCGAGTGGAATAGCACTGTGTGTAGGTTTTAACTTAGACCCCAGTAATTCAATTGGGGCTAATGCTAGAGCTTATT